CAACCGGTACGACCTACTCGAACGATGCATTGATTCACTTGACTTCCCAGTCGAGAAGATCATCATCATCGACAACGGAGGCAAGATCGAAGAGGACTGTTTGATGATGCCACGACATAGTCGTCATGGCAAGACATACATCATGGACATGCCGAGCAATCTTGGTGTTGCGACATCATGGAATCTTGGTATCAAGATGACACCGTTTGCATCGGGTTGGATTCTTCTCAACTCGGACGCGTGGTTCCTGCCAGACAAACTTGAACAGTTCTGGAAGGGATGTGACCGAGATGAGATTCATCTCACTGGTTCACCAGAGTGGGCTTGCGCGTGGATCGGTTCCGAAGTTGTGAAAGATGTCGGACTATTCTGCGAAGCATTCCATCCCGCATACTTCGAAGACAACGATTATGAGCGTCGCGCTGTGCGAATGGGCAAAACTATTCGCAAGTCACAAGACATCATCATGCACGACAACTCGTCAACACTTCTGTCCGATGTGGCGTTGCAAGGTAAGAACGCGCAAACTTTCGCATCGAATCATGAACTGTTCAAACTTCGCAACGCAAGACTTGACGCAGGTCAATGGGATCTGCAACGCCGACTAGATCTGAGCTGGGACTGACATGAGCATCGCAGTTTGCGTTGTTGTTTGGGGTGACTTCTGGGATCGGTTCGGCGGACAGTTCGTTGAACAGATGGAGAAGTTGAACACTGAACCTGATGAGGTGATTGTGTCTTCACCTGTGCCTTTGAATCTGCCTAAGCATTGGCACGAAATTGTTCAACCGCATCACAAGTGGAATAGTTGGAATGACACAATGTTCGCAGCGAACTCGGACTGGGTGATGCCAGTCGGGATGGATGACATCTGGTTCCCTGATGCACTTGACGGTCTGACCGATGTTGGTGAGGATGTGAAGATCATCTCTAATCCGTGGATGCAAGATGGACAAGTTTGGGCTGCAACAGAAGAATCCTTCAATCAGATTCTTCATGTATCTCACAACCCGATGGTTGGTGGATCTCTGATTCGTCGTTCAGTTCTCTGGTCAATCCCATATCGACAAGTCGTTTGGAATGATTGGATTCAGTGGATGGAGATTAAGAAACTCGGCTACAAAGTCGCGTTCAGAGGCAACCCATGTGGGGATCATATTCGGCGAACAGATTCATATTCGATTGCGCCGAAGGCGAACGGCGAACTTGAATGTGAGCAGATGCGGGCAATCTTGCGTGAACATGAAGTTGTGCCTGGAGTAGAGTTCCCACCATTGATCTTGAAGTAAGATAAGGAACTATGGCAATCACAAACGGCTACGCCACACGCAACCAAATCAAGGCTGCACTTCGCATCGGTACAGCCGACACACAAGACGACGAACTGATAGACAACTGTGCAGGTGCAGCCAGTCGATTGATTGATGGTTACGCCAACCGACAGTTCTGGGCATACGGTTCAGCAACGACAAGAGTGTTCACTGCTGGTGATGAGTTTGTGTGCGAGATCGATGATATTGCTGGGACTGCACTGACACTCAAAACTTCGACACAGGCTGACGGCAACTTCGATGTCACATTCACACGAACCGACTATCAACTAGAACCAGTCAACGGAATCCTTGACGGCTTGACTGTTCCGTTCACACGCATTCGCGCAGTCGGCGACTTCTTATTCCCAACCGTGAACGCAAACTATGGTTCAGAAGCATTAGTGCAACTCACCGCGATCTATGGTTGGCCGTCCGTGCCTGAACCGATCACACAAGCGGTGATCATTCAGGCATCAAGAATCTTCAAGCGTTATGATTCACCGCTCGGCGTTGCAGGCTTCGGAGACTTGGGTGCGATACGAGTGACACGCGCACTCGACCCAGATGTCGCACAACTTGTCGAGCCATATCGCCGAATGCGAATGTTTGCATGACCGCAACAGTCACCGAACTCAAAACAGGATTGCAGACACGTCTCGCAACAATCACGAACCTTCGCGCATTCGCACAACAACCCGACCAGGTCAACCCTTCAATCGGCGGTCTCGCATGGCCGACACTTGAATCAATCACCTACCACGGCGCGATGGGTAGAGGACTTGTCACGCATGTCTTTACTGTCAGTGTGATTGTTGGTCGTGCAGCTGAACGCACATCGCAGAACCTGCTCGACACTTATCTGTCTTATGACAGCGGGATTCGTGCCGCCATCGAAGCCGACCAGACACTCGGCGGATATGCCCAAACCTTGATTGTTGAAGAGGCATCCAACATCTCAACCGTTGACGCGAACGACACCACCTATCTGACTGTTGACTTTCGGGTCGTGGTGTACGCTTAGATCATGGCAAAGTATCAGGTAGTTGAGGGCTTCACTGTTCTTGACAAACAATATCCAGCCACTATTGATGAGGCTGATGTTGATCATCTAGACTCACTTGTGCAATCGGGTCGCATTGTCTTGGTCGCAGATAAATCAACCTCGAAAGCCGATACGGCAGGAGATAAATAATCATGGCAAAGTTAGTCCTTCTTAACTCAAATGTTTCTTTGAATGGCACAGATATCACCTCAAGCGTGGCTGCAATAACTCTAAGCACCTCAGCAGCCGAAGTTCCAACAACTTCGTTCGGCAGTGGTGGAGCAGTGACCCGCGTGTCAGGATTGATTGACAATTCTGTGACATTGTCATTGATGAACGACTACAACGCGATTGACGGATTGGTTCAACCATTGATCGGTTCAACCGCTGTCACCATGATTATCAAACCAGCAGGAACAGCAGCAGCAGGAACGGCTTCACCTCACTACACTTTCAGTGTTTTATGCACGGAGTTTAGTTTGGTAAACGGTGCCGTGGGCGAGCTAAACACAGCGGACGTAACGTGGCCAATCAGCGGAGCGATCACAAAAACTGTTTCATAATTCTTAAGTAAACAATCAGGAGGTAAGAATGAAAATTAATCTAGAAGTAACAACGCTGGACGCTGTCACCACGAAAGTGTCTGCACAGTTCGCCGACTTCATCGCATTCGAAACAGAGAAGAATCGTTCGGTCGCAAACTTTCAAACAGAACTACGCCTCACCGACCTTGCATGGTTGGCTTGGCACGCAACGAAACGCACGAAGAACACTGCGATGAAGTTTGAAGAATGGATTGAAACAATCGAGAGCGTGGAGGTTGGAACCGATTCTGCGGTGATCGTCCCTTTGGAGAATCCTCAGCCCACTGGCTGATCGCATATCTAGCGTGTGAGACTCACATCGCTCCATCTTTACTTCTGCAAGAATCACCTAGAATGCTGTACACGATGCTCGGCTATCTGCGCTGGAAGAGTGTGAAGATGAACCCACCGCAAAGGATCAACTGATGGCATACTTCTCGGCATTCCCAGATCTTCCAGGTGATGCTGGTTCAACTGTCGGTCGTGGCAGTGGAATGCTCAAAGGTCAGAATCTCGGATTCAGTGTGGTGCCTAATGGCAACACGGTCATCGTCAAAGACTTGTTTGAAACTTTGCGCAGGTACGAGAAGGCAAGTCCTCTCTTCAAGAAGGAGATGCGCAAAGTTGCATACGCGATCGCCAAAGATCTACAAGGCAGAGTCAAGGTTGAAGCGGGACTCGCTGGAGCTTCACCTGGTCGAGCGCGACAATATCTTCAAGTTGCTAAAGGTCTTCGAGCGAACAATGACAATGTGCCGACAATCAAACTTCGTGGCAACGAACCGTTCAGATCAACCACAAGACCAGTCAATAAGAATGACCGCAAGAAGATCAAAGGTCGCAGCCAGAAGGTTGTATTGAGCGACATCTTCTTCGGTGCAGAGTTCGGTGGTGGCGCAACTAATAAGACGAAACAGTTCTTGAGACATCGAGGTCAGTCTGGTTACTTCTTCTGGCCGACTGTCCGCAAACGCAAGAACGCAATCGCCAAAGAATACTTGGATGGCTTGGATAAAGTGCTTGAACAACTGAACATTTGATGCTTGCAATCGGCTGAGGATTCGGTATCCTTGAAGTCGGAGGTTCTGCACAATGTTTGAAGTCGTCGGGTTCCCATCGGTCAAATCTGTCTATCCAAAGACCATCGCCGAATCATGGATGCAGTTTGCTTCAATGCTCGGCAAACATGAAGAACATGAGAAGAAGTCTGATGGCTCGCTTTACTCGCCAGTCACCTATCGTGAGTACACAACGCGAGGCAATCGCAACGTGTCGCACATCTGGGCGTTAGTCGCCGACCTTGACGGTGAAGCGTTTGAGAATTGTGATATCGGATCGTATATTCACTTCGCGTACACAACCTGGTCGCATCGTGAAGATAATCCTCACTGGCATGTTGTCATCCCATTTGATCAGGCGGTACCGGTTGACAACTGGGAAGAAGTTTGGCATGAGACACACGCTCGTCTTGGTCTCAAAGGTGACCCAGCAACTAAAGATCCTGCTCGTATCTTCTACCTGCCACAACACGAGGCTGGTCAACCATTCCGCACACATCACTCAGGTTGGCGGTTCATTGACCCGACCATCACCGACATCGCTGCACCGACACGCACTTTTAACACTCCGAACATCCGCTCAACTCGACAAACTAGAAGTGGTAAGTGGGCGCGAATCGTGCAGGATCCGAAGTGGTGGGATGCACCAGTTGACTTGTCACAATATGACGGTATGACACAGGAAGAGATTCATCGTGACATGCAACGCGAGTGGGCGGAGTTGCGCAAACGGATGTCCGTCAACTGAGTAGAATTGCGTCACCATGGCAGGTGAACGCACATTCCTTGTAAAGATTCTTGGCAACGCGGACGGCGCTATCACGGCGTTCAAGAAACTTGCCAGAGAAGGTCAAGACACAATCGGTCAACTTCAATCAGTTGGCAACTCGTTGGGCAATGCGTTTGATGTTGTAAAGAAGGGTGCGCTTATCGCGCTCGGTGCGGTCACAGCGGTTGCAGGTGCAGCGACAGCCGCGGTCTATGCAGCAGCGCAAGACGAAGCATCACAGAAAAGTCTTGAAGCACAGTTGATTCGATCAGCTGGTGCAACCACTGCACAAGTGCAAGCAACTGAAGCATTCATTGAGAAGGCAAT